TACCTGCTGGTCAACCCGATGACCGACGCCAACGGCCAGAAACTGCCGGCCGGGCCGATTGGCTACACCAAGGCGCCGCTGATCCCGCCCGCGATGGCCGGGCTGATGCAGATTTCGGAACAGGACTTGCAGGACTTGCTGGGCAACCAGCAGGCGGGCGAGCAGATCCAGGCGAACGTGTCGGCCAAGGCGGTCGAGCTGGTGCAGAACAAGCTCGACATGCAGACCTATATCTACATGGACAACTTCGCCAAGGCGGTCAAGCGCATCGGGGAAGTCTGGCTCGGCATGGCCAAGGACGTGTACGTCGAGGACGGCCGCAAGATGAAATCGGTCAGCCACGACGGCGCGGTCGGCAGCATTGAATTGTACCGGCCCACCGTGGACGAGTCCGGCGCCCATGTGCTGGAAAACGATCTGGGCAAGGCCAAGTTCGATGTGAATGTCGAGGTCGGCCCGTCCAGCTCCAGCAAGCGCGCCGCCACCGTGCGCGCGCTGACCGGGATGATGCAGGTCACGCAGGACCCGGAAACCCTGGCGGTGCTGTCGTCGATGTCGATGCTCAACATGGAAGGCGAGGGACTGGCCGACGTGCGCGACTTCTTCCGCAACAAGATGGTGCGGATGGGCGTGGTCAAGCCGACCGACGAGGAAAAGGCGGCGCTGGCGCAGGAGCAGACCAATGCCGCGCCGGATCCGAATGCCCAGTTCCTGCAAGCCTCGGCCGCCAAGGCGCTGGCCGACGCCAAGAAAGCCGACGCCGACGCGCTGCTGACCGAAGCGAAGGTCGGCCAGACCAACGCCGACACCATCGCCACCCTGGCCGGGGTCGAGCAGGGTCGCGAGCAGCATGCGGTGGATCTGGCGACCCAGCTCGGCGCGCACGGGCTGGAGCAGCGCCAGGCGGCCCTGGCCGAACAGCAGGCGGCGCAGCAGATGGCGCAACCACCGGCCGCAACCCCGTGAGTGCCTATTGTTGTTGCAAATCAAATAGTTTCAATCTATCATCCTCCCATGGTTTCCACCGAGCCATATCGGTGAGTCAAAAGGGAGTCGTATGACATTACTGGCAGATAACGACGATGTGATCGAAGTGGATCAGGCCGACCCGGCCGGGCAGGTGGTGGCTGAGCAGCAAGCGGACGAGACGTCCGGCGCTGCGCAGACCGAACAACCTTCGGACGAGACGGCAGAGGACGAGGTAATCGTCACCATCGGCAATGCGGAGCCGCCGCCCGCAGACGAGGATGAGTTCAACGGGAAACCAGCGCCGCAGTTCGTCAAGGATCTGCGCAAGTCGGACCGCGAGAAGGCCAAGCGCATCCGCGAACTGGAAGCCAAGCTGGCCGAGCAGGCATCGCCCAGCAGCCAAGCCACGGTGGCCAAGCCGACCCTGGCCGACTGCGACTACGACGAGGAAGCCTTCGAGACGAAGCTGACCGCGTGGCAGGAGCAGGAACGCGCCCGCAAGGCCGAGCAGGAAGCGCAAGCCGAGCAGCAGCGCAAGGCGCAGGAGGACTACCAGTCGCGCCTGACCGCGTTCGCCACTGAAAAGGCGGCGCTCAAGGTGCGCGATTACGAGGACGCCGAAGCGGTGGTCGACGGGCTGTTTTCCCCGACCCAGATCGGCATCATCGTGCACGCCGCCGCCAAGCCCGCCACGCTGAAATACGCGCTCGGCAAGAATCCCGCCGAAGTCCAGAAACTCGCCTCGATCACCGACCCCGTGAAGTTCGCCTTTGCGGTTGCCAAGCTGGAGGACAAATTGTCCGTCACCAACCGCAAGCCCCCGCCGCCACCGGAAGCCGAGGCCGATCGTACCGGAGACCGTTCCAAGGTCGCCGCCTACCGCCGCCAGCAGCTTCGCAGCGCCACCTGATAGGAGCCATTCATGGCCACTGCATTTAGCAAGCAAGAAACCGTCCTGTTCGACGAACTGATCGCCGGCTTCGACGACACCCTCACCATTGGCAAGAACGTGTCCAAGTTCAACGCCGACGCCACCGTGCTGGAGCGCTCGCAAGGCACCCAGATCTGGCGCCCGGTCCCGTATGTCAGCGTCTCGGTCGACGGCGCCGCCGGCACCGATATCTCGGCCTCGTTCGCCGACGTTACCCAGCTGTCGGTGCCGATTGGCCTGGGCTACAACAAGTCGGTGCCGTGGACCATGACGTCTGACGACCTGAACGACCCGCAGCAGCGCGAGCGCAAGCTGAAAAGCGCGATGTCGCGCCTGGCCACCGACATCAACCTGGCCTGCGCCACCGTGGCCGGCCAGCAGGGTACGCTGGTGGTCAAGCGCACCAGCGCTGCCTCCGGCTACGACGACCTGTCGCTGGCCGACGCCCTGATGATCGAGCAGGGCCTGGTGGGCGACGCCTCGCGCCGGGTGGCGGTGCTGCACGCCCGCGACTACAACGCGATGGCCGGCAACCTGGCCAAGCCGCAGACCTCGGCCAACCCGAAGGTGAATACCGCCTACGAGAAGGCGTTCGTTGGCAACGTGTCCGGCTTCGACACCTTCAAGTCGGACTACACCTACCGCCTGACGGCGGCGGCCGGCGTGACCGTGACCATCAACGAAGCCACCGCCGCCAATCGCCGTTTCGTGCCGCGCGCCACCTCGACCGCGACCACGGGCGAGACCGGCAACGTCGACAACCGCTACATGAACATCACCATCGCCGTGACCTCCGGCACGGTCAAGGTGGGCGACCGCTTCACCATCGCGGGCGTCAACGCGGTGCACCACATCAGCAAGGTCGACACCGGCCAGCTCAAGACCTTCACCATCACCGGCATCGTGTCCGGTGCCGGTGGCTCGGGCGTGATCACGTTCTCGCCGCCGATCATCGCGGCCGACTCGTCCCCGACCCAGGCCGAATCCGAGTACAAGAACGTGACCGCGACCCCGGCCAACGGCGCTGCGATCACGTTCCTGAACACGGTGTCGAGCAACGTCTGCGCGTTCTGGGACGAGCGCGCCATCGAGCTGCTGCCGGGCCGCAACGGTGTCGATGACGGCCTGACCGCCGCCGGGGCCGGCTTCATGCGCGCCACCACCGAGCTGGGCATCGACGTGATCATGTACAAGTTCTTCGACATCAACACGAAGAAGTACAAGTACCGTACCGACACCCGTTTCGGCGTCGGCATGACCAACCCGGAAATGGCGGGCCTGATCCTGTTCAGCCAGACCTGATGCACTGACCTCCGGCTCGGCCGGTGTCTGCGGCCCGCCCTCACCCAGCGGGCCGTTTTTACAAGGAATCACCATGCTCCGATCCCTGATCGACCGCCTCACCGGCAAGGACGCGCCCGTCGCTGCCCCGGTCGTGGCCGACCCCGACCCGCGCGGCCCGGCCGGCACCCGCGTGCACCATGAATACTTCGTGGCCGACGCCCCCGATGGCAACGGCCAGTGGGCGTGGCTGTGCCGCGTGTACGCGCAGAACGGTGCTGCCAGCGAGGAACGCGGGCTGGCCCCGAATCCGCAGGTGGCGCGCGATGCCGCGCTGAGCTGGGCCAACGCGACCAAGGCCGGGCTGCGGGGTGCGCCATGACGATGGGCCTGTCGACCACCCTGCGCAACACCCGTGCCAACGCGATCAAGACCGCCGTCGACGCGGGCGGCGCGGCCGGCTTCCTGCGCGTGTATGACGGCTCCCGTCCGGCGACCGGCGGCACTGCCACCACCCTGCTGGCCGAGCTGACCTTCAGCTTCCCCAGCGCGGCAGCGTCATCCGGCGGCGTGCTGACCTTCTCGGCGGTCACTGCCGACGCCTCCGCGAACGCGACCGGCACCGCGACCTGGTGCCGCATCGTCGACTCGACCGGTGCCTTCGTGCTAGACGGCTCGGTGGGCACCGCCGGGGCTGACTACATCCTCAACACGGTGTCGATCACCTCCGGCGTGCAGGTGTCGTGCTCGTCGGCCGTGATCACAGAAGGAAATGCCTGATGGCCTACGCCGACATTTTCAACGCCGCTAACGATCTGCTGTTTCAAGGCCGCTGCCAGGTCGCCATGTGGACCGCCGCGCAGGACATCATGGCCGAATCGCCATTGACCGACCACCACCAGCAACGGGCCGACTGGGCCAATGTGGTGTTGCAGGACAAGGCCAAGGTCAGCCCGCGCCAGGTCGCCATGCAGGTGCTGCGCAATGCGACCATCGCCGCCAATCCCGGTGCGGCGAGCGACGGCGATATCCAGTTCCAGATCAATTCGGTGATCGCTAACCTGATCGCGCTGGGGTAAGCCATGGCCGACTTTAAGACCAAATACCCGGCCACCTCCAGCATTGCGCTGACGCTCGGCGTGGCCTCACTGGCGTCCGACACCAACCTGCTGGCCGGGCGCGCCTCGACGGCGGTCGACAACACCAGCAACCTCGACCTCGACCACCTGGTGAGCGGGGTCGTGATGACCGGCACCACGCCCACGGTGAACACCACCATCGAGGTGTGGGCGTACGCCAGCTACAAGACGGCTTCCGGCACCCCGACCTACCCCGATACGATCACCGGCACCGACGCCAACAAGACGCTGACCAACAGCGGCACCAAGGCGTCCGCCCTGCGGCTGGTGGCCTCCATCGTGGTCACGGCGACTTCCAACGTGGCCTACCCGTTCGCCCCGGTCAGCATTGCCAGCCTGTTCGGCGCGATGCCCAAGTTCTGGGGCCTGTTCGTGGTGCACAACACCGGGGCCGCGCTGAATGCCACGGCCGGCAACCACGACTTCCAGTACGAGCGCATCCAGGCGCAATCGGTCTAGATGATCCGTCCGTTCGCCGCCCGCCGCACAAGGCAGCCGCAGCAGGCGGTGCGCCTCGACTGGTCGCACCCGCTGGCCAGGAGCCTCGCGTTGGCGTGGGTGGCGTCGGCGGGCGACCTCGACCTTGTTACCGGCAAATCCGGCAGCACCGAAGGCACCCGTGCGGTCAATCAGCCGTTCGCTGGCCGGA